GACGAAAACCATGTAAAATAGACAAAAAACCCCTTGACTCCATTTAGGAAAATCAAGGGGTTACGTTTATACAAATAGTCCCAACGGGGATCGAACCCGTGTCTCCGGCGTGAGAGAACTAATACAGGGGTTGTTAAAAATAGCCGAAAAGCATTGACACACAACATTGTCAAGGCTTTCGGCTATTTTTATGTGTGCCATCTATGTGCCTTTTTAGGTGGTAAAATACGCTTTTGAAAATGAAAAGGCACACGAAAAGGCACACGAAAAACCTGGTATGTGGCCACGTCTTCTTTGAGCGTGGCTTTAACTTGAAGAGGAAGATAGGATGATCGCACACCATCTTAATACCCTGGATTGCTGTGGAGTAGTCTGTTCACGACTCGCCCCGCCCTTCCCTTTTTTAAAAAGATCTTCCCAAAGGTCTATGACCTTCCCCGACTTTGCGGGTCCTTCCTGGGTATATTCTCTATACGGTTACGCCCAGCGCGGGTTTCGCCTACTTCTGAATGATTCCAGGGGCTGGAAAACTGGAATAAAAAAATATTTGATTGCATGTGTAACGGTCAACGGCGGAGCGATATCATTGAGCCGGGGATTAAATAACGAGGTGGTGCTGAATGACTGATGACGTGCGGAGCGACGAGGCGTTAAGCCAGACGGAGGAAATGAAGAAGGCCGTGAAGGAACGGGTGGCCGCAGAGGCGGCCGCGTATCCGGACGTGTCCAAGAATAACGGGAGGGTTCTCTCGGAATTCGTTGTGTCGTGTCTCCGTGCGAACGAGCTGGGGGACGGCCTTCTCTATACCTCTCTCCTGAAAGACAAGTTTATATACAACACGACCATTAGCGAGTGGATCCGGTGGATGGGTCATTTCTGGCAAAGGGATATCCATGACGGAGCCCTGGCCGCTGTTGAGGTTATTGTGGACCGGCTCCTGAAGGAGACCACTCAACTATCCGAACAGATAGACTGGGCTATCAAAAAGAAAGAAGACGAGAGGAGGGCCCAGCTGGAAAAACAGAGAGGTGCAATTTATAAGCGGATAACCAGGCTCCGGACCGATCGTGGCAGGAACGCGGCTCTGAAGTTCGCCAGGTCATGTAATGAGCCGTTGACTATCGAGGGCGGTGAGTTTGACCTGAACCCATGGCTCCTGGGATGCGCGAATGGTGTGGTGGATCTCCGGTCCGGGAAGTTTCGGGAGGGCCGGCCCGGGGATTATATCTCTCTTTCCAATCCGATTGATTGGCCGGAGAAGGGGATCAATGAGCCGGCGGAGCCGTGGGAGAAATATCTTCTCGAAATCTTTTCAGAGGACGAGGAGTTGGTGGCATATATCCAGCGGCTTTTCGGTTACGCGATCACGGGCCTGAGCTCGGAGCATATTCTTCCCGTGTTCTTCGGCCAGGGTAGGAACGGTAAGGGTGTGCTCGTGGAGGTGATCAATCACGTCATGGGTCAGCTGGCCGGATCCATACAGTCAGAGCTGTTACTGGATCAGAAGAGGCCAAGGAGCTCTGCAGGGCCCAGCCCGGATATTATGGGACTTAAGGGGTTGCGCCTGGCGTTTGCGGCGGAAACTGACGTTGGGCAGAGGTTCTCTGCTGCCAAGGTAAAGTGGTTGACCGGCGGCGATCAGCTGGTGGGCCGTAATCCACACGATAAATATGAGACCAGGTTCAAACCCACGCACACTCTTTTTCTACTCACTAATAACAAACCGCATGCGGCCGGCGACGACTTCGCGTTCTGGGAGCGAATACACCTGGTGCCGTTTAAACTCTCTTTTGTGAACAGGAAACCTACGGCGGACAATGAACGGCCGGCCATAAAGGGTTTAGCCGAGGAGCTCAAGAAAGGATCCCCGGGGATCCTGGCCTGGCTGGTCCGTGGTTGTCTTGCTTACCAGACGGAGGGGTTGATCCCTGCGGAGGCAGTTCGTGAGGCCACGGACGAGTACCGGAAGGACGAGGATCTCCTGGGTGAGTTCATTGAGGCCCACTGTAATCTGGATCCACATTCGCAGACCAAGAGTTCGGAAATTTATGACAAATTTGCGGAATGGTTCGAGGTTAATCATTCAAAGCACGTGATCAAACATAAACGTTTCGGCTCCATGATGACCAAGAGGTTTGAGAAAAAGAAATCCAGGGGCGTGGTGGTTTACAAGGGAATAGAGCTGAAAGACCCATTAACGGGGGAGGATCCTCCCCCGAAGGATAAAAACAATATTCTATGAAAAACATGCACAATATATTGATTTTACGCTTGAAAAGGACATCGAGGGACGTTTCCGTCTGGTGTAGCGGGGGAGGATTGGAGGATTCGGCCTTATATATACCATTTCGCGGGTTTCAGGGTGTTGTAAATCCGAGTTATTGTAAAAAAGGTCTACATCCTCCCTCAAGCCAGTAAGGTATTAAGATTTATAGCTTTTAACGGGGGATGATTTAAAATTGATCATCCCTCAAGGTCTACCATCGTCCCTCAAGAGGGAGCTTTAATATATTTAATAATAATTTATATTAATAGAAATAAAAATATTAATAATAAAGGTAGTATGGCTAATTTATTAGACCTGGTCAGAAAGTACGGAATTGAGCTACGGAAGGTATCGAGTTCAAAAGGCGGCGAGTACCAGGGGCCCTGCCCGGGTTGCGGTGGTGAAGATCGTTTTCACGTGTGGCCGGAGCAGAACAGGGGTGAGGGATCCTACTGGTGCCGGCAGTGCGGCCGCGGCGGTGATTGCATCCAGTTCCTGCGGGATTTTGAGGGGCTCTCTTTCCGGGAGGCCTGCAATCGGCTGGGCCGGCCGGTGCCGGATTCGAGGGATCTATCCGCGCCCAGGGCGTCCTCAGGGAAGGAGCGGGATCCGGCAAGCCACGGATCCCCGGAGGAGCTCTGGCGGGAGAAGGCCGTCAAGTTTTGTGACTGGTCTTATGAGCAGCTGTTCGATCATCTCGAGGCCCTCGATTATCTCAAGAGCAGGGGAATCCGGGAGGACACGATCGGCTGTTACGGCCTGGGTTGGAATCCCGGGAACAAGGGCAAGGATCTTTACAGGGCGAGGGAGGCATGGGGATTGTCCAAAGTAGTTAAACCGAATGGGGGGGCGCGGCCTTTATGGCTGCCTGTGGGGGCGGTGATCCCGTACTTCGCCGGAGGAGAGATCCAGCGGCTCAGGATCCGGAGGCCCGAGCCAAGGGTATTCAGTCCGAACCTGTCATATTACGTGGTGCCGGGGTCCAGTATGGCCACCATGCTGGTGGAACCGCAGCGAAAGGCGCACGTGGTGGTGGAGTCGGAGCTGGACGCGATCCTGGTGGCCCAGGAGGCCGGAGAAACGGCCGGGGCGGTCAGCATGGGTAACGCCTCAGCAAAGCCGGACGAGGAGGGGACAAGGGTGCTCAGGGAGAGCCTGCAGGTCCTGGTTGCCCTGGATTTTGACGGCGCCGGCGCAAAGTACTGGCCATGGTGGAAGGAGCACTTCCCGGATTGTGAAAGGTGGCCGGTACCGAAAGGGAAGGATCCGGGCGAGGCGTATCAGGCGGGAGTGGATCTTAGAGAGTGGATCCGGGCGGGGCTGCCGCCAGGTTTGAGGGGGTAAGGGATATTGGGTTTAATTGAGGTCGCAGTGGACCTAATTCAGGTCAATCAAGGAAAGGAGGTTGTTATGGAAAATTCAGTGTATCAGGAGGTGGAACTCAAAAAGATCGTGCGGAATCCCTTGAATCCCCGGAAGAGGTTCGAGGGTCCCAAGTTCGACGAGCTCGTGGCGTCGGTCAAGGCAAAGGGCGTGATTGAGCCGATACTTTTGAGGCCGATCAATGGAAAGAAGGAGATGGAGATTGTGGCAGGTGAGCGGAGGTACAGGGCGAGCTGCGTTGTGGCAAATGAGAACGGGGGTCTCGATAGTCAAACAATCCCGTCTATGGTCCGGGAGCTGAGTGACGACGATGCCTTTGACATTATGTGCATCGAGAATCTGCACCGGGAGGACCTCACGGAGCTGGAGGAGGCGGAGAGTTTCAAGGCATATATTAACCGGCACGGCGAAGGCGCCCTGGCGGAACTGGCGGAAAAGATCGGGATCAACCCGCGGTATATCCGGAGGCGGGTGGCAGTGCTCGATCTGCCCAAACAGGTTTTGAAGGCATGGGAAAAGGGTGAGCTCAAGTATGGGCACCTGGAGCAGCTCCGCCGGCTGGATAAAAAGGAGATCCAAACACACACACAAGAGATAATCAGGCACCGGGGCGCGTACTCTGTCCGTGCACTAAAAGACGATATAGACCGGCAGGCGATCAACCTGAAGGATGCGAAGTTCGACCTGGAAAAGGCGGGGTGTTTAGGTTGTATGAAAAACACTGAAGTCCAGAAGGATCTTTTTGACATGGGAGACCTGAAAGGGGCCCATTGCCTGGATCCGAAATGTTTCAAGCAGAACCAGAACAACTGGCTTTTGAAAAACTGGAAAAAGACAGGGTACCGGAAACAGCACGGGACGAACGGGTTCAGGTTTTATGATGATGTCAGCTGGAGTGAGTTCGAAAGATTTTACAGTAAGCCTCCGAAGCGGTGCAAGGAGTGTCCTGACTTAGTGACTTTGATTTATCTGGACGGCAGGGTAAGTGAGGGTAAGGTATGTCTTGGCGAAAAGAGCTGCTTCAATAAAAAGGCGGCCGCTTCAAAGGAATCGGGATCCGAAACCGAGAAAAAAGAACCGAGGAAGACACCTGATTGGCACGGGGAGTACTTCCGGGAGGAGTTTTACAAAGAGCAACTGCCGATCAGACTGCAGGCGGTACCGGTGGACGATGTGGTGGCAGTCAGGGTGATGCTTTTCTCATTGTTAAAGTTGAACAACAACCTGCACGAGTGGTGGGGTGTTAAGCGCGGACTAAAACAACCAAGGAAGGATGGTGATTATTGGTCGACCCGGCTTAGATGGGAAGAAATATGGGAAACGATATCCACGATGGATTACGACCGGGCCAGGGAGGACCTCCAGGAGGCCTCGATCCAGACTGTGATGCAGGACCAGTACGCTGCGAAATGCCGGCGAATGATCGCGGATCACATAGGGATATCCCTGGCAAAGGAATGGAGGATCACTGACGAGTACTTGAACAAAAAGACTGTCCCGGAGATCCACGCGATCGCAAAGAAGTTCAAACTTTTTGAGACAAAAGAGGCAAAGACGTTTCTATTTGAGAAACTTCTCAAGAAACGCGGCAATTTCAAGAGTTGTAAGAAGGGTGAGTTGAAGAGGCTCTTCCTGGAAAGCGGGGTTGACCTGGCCGGCGTTGTGCCGGAGGAGATTTTGAGCGCATAGCGCACGGTGCATGGCGAAAAAGAGAAAAGGAGGAAAGATTATGAAAAATAAGCTGATCGATCTTAATAATCACCTGTTTATGCAGGTGGAGCGTTTGTGCGATGAGGATTTGGAGGGCGATGATATGATCAAGGAGATTAACCGCTCTAAATCTATGAGCAATCTTGCGGCCCAGATCATAAATAACGCCAAGCTCGCATTGAATGCCCATAAAGCCATAAATGACGGACTTATTAAAACCGCGCCCGAAATGATTGGAATGAAGAGCCTTGAAGAGGATTAAATATACAGCTCAGCAAATTGAGTTTTTACGGATTGGATATCTGTCCATGAATACTCGCAGCCTCGCTCAGGCTTTTAACGACCGGTTCAGTACGGAAAAAACCAAAGCACAGATCAAGTCAATGTTACAAAACCACAAAATCAGATGCGGGCGAAAACACAAGGACAGGCTGGTATCGAGACTGCGGCTATACACCGAAGAGCAGGTGCAGTTCATCCGCGACAATTACGTTGGCCGGAGTGTGAAGGAAATGACCGCATTGTTTAACGGCCGCTTCGGGACGGACAGGACACAGCAGCAAATCAAGACGGCAGTAAGCAACCGGGGCATTACCTCGGGGCGCACCGGTTGTTTTCCCAAGGGGAACAAACCCTAGAACGCGGGCACCAAGGGACAGGGTCTGACGTGCGCGAATAAAGGGAGTTATAAAAAAGGGAACGTGCCTCCAAACCGGAAACCGTTGTGGACGGAGAGGGTGTGTCCGAAGGACGGGTTTATTTTGATGAAAGTGCCTGAGCGAAACCCTTATACAGGCACGCCGACCCGGTATAAGCATAAGCATGTGTGGGTATGGGAGCAGGAGCACGGGCCGGTCCCGGAAGGCATGGTCGTGGTTTTTATCGACAGTGATAAAACCCGTTGCGGGTTTGATAACCTGATGCTGATCTCGCGGGCTGAATTGCTTTGTTTAAATCGGCACGGATACAAAGACATGCCTGTTGATCTGAAACCGAGCGTGCTGGCATTATCAAAGCTGCAGGTGAAAACCTGGGGGAAAGAGAAAAAACAGAATAAAGGAGCAGGCAGGGAGGTTGGACCCCTCCCCACCGACCCGTATTAGAGGATACGGATCATCACGTTGCCGTGACTGCCCCAGCTGCTCACGCGAGCGATGGGTATTAAAGCAGATCACAGGCATCTTGTAAACATGGGAGGGGTCCAGATGCCAGAAGTTAAATGCGCTTATGATGAAATGGTACCGGTAAAAGACTTAAATATGAATCCAAGAAATCCAAACAGTCACACGACACACCAGATTAAGGCCCTTGCCAACATTATTGCCGAACAGGGGTGGCGTCTGCCTATTACTGTCAGTAACAACTCGGGTTTCATTGTCCGGGGACACGCAAGACTAATGGCGGCAAAAATGCTTCAGAGTGAAAAGGTCCCGGTTGATTACCAGGATTATAAAAGCGATGCCGAAGAGTGGGCGGATCTTGTGGCGGACAATCATATCGCCGAGCTGGCTGAAATGAACAATGAACTGCTTATAAGTTTGTTAAAGGATATCGACACTTCAGGAATCAACCTTGAGTTGACCGGTTTCCGTCTGGAAGAGATTGACGAGCTGATTAATAACAAGGGGCTGTTAAAAGAGTCACGTGATCCCGGCGCCAAAATAGAACAGGCAGACGAGCTGTGGGAAAAATGGAAACCTGTAAACGGCTCTTTATGGCAAATCGGCAGGCACAAGTTGTTGTGTGGAGATGTAACCAGCCTCGATGATATATCGAGATTAATGGCTTGTAAAAAAGCGGATATGGTTTTCACTGACCCGCCGTATAATATGGATTACAAGTCAAAAAAATTAGGTGGAATTGACAATGACCGGCTGGGTGAAGCGGCCTTTGTGAGACTGATCCTGGCCTCTACACACAACATGACTCAGGTTTTAAAGGAAGGAGGCAGTTACTATATCTGCATGAGCGCTGCGGAGTATGGCATGGTTATATATCAACTTCGCAAGCTCGGATACGCCGGCGTTCCTATCATATGGGTTAAACCGAGCACAGGCCTGGGCGCCCAGGAATATCGACCGCAGTTTGAGGTGCTTCTATACGGATACACAGGCAATCGGTCGCAAAGGACCTGGAACGGCAAGAGGCAGGAGTCGAACCTGTGGGACTTTAATTCGGACAGGGGAGTCGTGGCCAGAAAGACTCCGGATGAAGGCATGATCCTCGAGTTCGGCCTTGGATTCGATACTGTATCGGTTCTTTTTGATCAACGTCTGGACGCCCTGGTGATCGGTGGCGATGCAACAACTTCTGATCTCTGGATGATAGGAAGGGAGTCTGGAGACTACGTCCACCCGACACAGAAACCAATATCACTTGTGAAACGTGCAGTTCTTAATTCATCCAACAGGGGAGATATAATTATTGATGGGTTCCTGGGCAGCGGTACCACAATGGTGGCCGCGGAAGAAACCGGCAGGGAGTGTTATGGAATTGAGAAGGATAATAAATTTGCTGCGGTTATTCTTGAGCGGATGGCCGGCATGGGTTTAGAACCAAACAGGATTGACAAAGTCCATTAGAAATAATCTGGAGCCATGAAGAATGGAAGATAAAAATGGAAATGGAGCGCTGGACATTGAAAGTATTTCAAAACTCCTCGGGTCCGTTAACAGTATTGCATTAATAAACCTTCTCAAACGACTCCAGAAAGGGAAAAAATTATCCGCTCACGAAGTGGGATTATTAAACAAGATAGAGAAGCAAATCGGCAGCGAGCAGGAAGAGGCCCCGCAGGAAAGAACAGTGAACGGTGCTGAGCGGTTGTTTAATAACCCGCTCGAAGTGCTGGATTATTTGAAAGATGAAGGCTGGAAGGTTTCCAAAAGCTCTATTTACGCCCATGTTAAAAAAGGCATGCTCCGGCCGGATGCGGGACAAAAGTTTTCAACTAATGCGGTCCTCAACTATGCAAAGACTCACCTTGTAACCGAGAAAACACGCCAGAAGCTTAAAGCCGAGGAGCTGCAGAGTAAAAAGACCGAAAAGGAGCTGGAGAAGCTGGAAGAGGAGATAAAGCACAAGCGATTCAAGAGGCAGATTGAGGAAGGCAAATATATTTTTAAAGATGATTTTTACCACGAACTGTCGGCAAGGGGCGTGGTGCTGGAGACCGACTTTAAAGGCATGATTCAAACAAGGGCGGGTGAATTTGTGGAGCTTGTGGAAGGCAATGAGAAAAAAACAGGTGATCTGGTGCGCGAACTGTTAAGTGAGGTGGACCGTGTGCTTAACACTTTTGCCACAACAAAAGAGTTTCAGGTGATATTCGAGGTTATGGAAGATGCCGGCTCAAGCAGCCCGTAAAATAACTGTATCCGGCAACCCTTCATGGCTTCCGGGTCCTCTGCGGGAACGGAAAGAGAAAGTCACAGTAAATTTCCGTTTTTCAAAACCGGAGCGCAAGATCTACCGGAAGCGCAAGAAGATTCCTGTCTCTGACTGGGCCAGCAGGCACAGGGTTGTTACCAGGGGTGAGCTGGAAGGTACGAAATTCAAAAAGGAGACGGTGCCCTACGCGGCCGGCATCATGGATGCCTCGTTTTACCCAAGCGTGGAAGAGGTTGTGATGTGCGCGGCCGACCAGGTGGGCAAGTCTTTTATTGTTGACACCTGTATAGGCTATGCATGCGACAGGGAACCGGGCCCGGTCTTGTATGTTTATCCGGATGAAGATACGGCAAAAGAGAATGTCCAGGACAGGATCAACCCCATGTTCAACCTTTCGCCCAGGCTGCGGTCCTACCTTACCGGGTTCAAAGACGACGAAACAGCAAAGAGGATAAATTTACAGCACATGCAGATATACGCGGCATGGGCCAGGTCGGCGATTAAACTCGCGAACAGGTCAATTAAATACCTTCCGCTCGATGAGATAGACAAGTATCCACCTACTGCCGGCAAACGAGAGGCCTCCCCTATTCAAAAGGCGGAAAAAAGAATCCGCGCATACCGTTATGGCCGTAAAATCTGGAAAGGTTCAACACCTACTATTGAGACCGGACCTATCTGGGAAGAGATTAATTCCTGCCAGGTGATTTTTGAGTTCCATGTTGTGTGTCCGGATTGCGGCGATATGCATTTAATGGTTTTTGAACAAATCAAATGGCCGGAAGACGTGAGAAATCCGGAAAAGGTACTAAACGAAAACCTGGCGTACTACGTTTGCCCTGCCTGCGGGTCATGCTGGACTGATTTGAAAAGGGATGCTGCGGTCAGATTCGGCAGATGGATTGCCGCTGCCAAGACATTGGACGGCAAGCGCGAATTGGATGGCAAGCGCGAATTGGATGGCGCAGGCCTCCACCTGTTTGAATATTTAAAAAAGTATAATCCCAGGAAAATCGGTTTTCATATCCCCTCCTGGGTTAGCCCGTTTGTCAAAATCAGTGAAGTGGCAGCCTCTTTCCTAAAAGGTCTGAAGGATAAAACCGCATTGAAGGATTTTAACAACAGCCATCGGGCTTATCCATGGACGGACTGGACCGAGGAGAGGCAGGAGGACAGGATCCTGGAACTCAGGGACGAGAGGCCGCGGGGGATCGTGCCTTCCGGCGGTGTGGTGTCCTGCCTGACGGCCAGCGGGGACACGCAGGGCTCGGACGATACGGGCGGGTTCTGGTATGAGATCAGGGCGTGGGGCTGGCCGGACGCGGACCTGGACCTGGAGAGCTGGCAGATCCGGGAGGGGTATATCGGGAGCTTTGCGGCGTTAAAGGAGATCCTGTTCAAGGATGTTTACAGGGATGCGGACGGTAACGAGTATCATGTGGCCCTGGCAATCCAGGACGCCATGGGCCGGCGGACGGATGAGGTTTACAAGTTCGCAAAATTGAACCCGGGCCGGGTGATCCCTTCCCAGGGTGTCGACACCAGGCGCATGACATCGCCCCACACGTGGAGCAATATCGACACGTATCCGGGGACGAAAAAGCCGATCCGCGGAGGCCTCAAGCTTTTAAGGTTTGACGCGACGTATTACAAAAACATCCTGGCGGCAAAACTGGAGATCAACCCGGAGGACCCGGGGGCCTGGCATTTGCACAGCGAGACAACGGAGGATTGGGCCCGGCATCTGTGCTCAGAATATGTGAACGAAAAAGGGTTGTGGGAGCAGATCGGTTCGAGGGCCAACCACGGATGGGACTGCAGCGTGCTTAATGTCCTGGCAGCGGAGGTGTTGAGAATTAAGTTTTTGAAAAAACCCGTAGAGAAGAAGGCTGCGACTAAAAAAGAATCAAAAACTGAAAACTGGCAGAGGAAAGGAGGCTATGAGCGGCCGGCCTGGCTGGATCGTTAACTTTTAGTTATCAAGGAGGAGTATCATGGCAGAAAATGAGGGCATGATAGCAGTTGATGTGCTGGCAGAGGTGGCAGGTATTGAGGAGGACGAAGCACAAAAGCTCGCAAAGGCGTATGCCGGCACCAAGAGAAAGAACCTGACCAGGGATGAGGCCTGCAGGGTGTTGATCGGGAAGCGTATTGCCGAGGCATTACCTCTTAAACAGGCAGAGGTCAAACAGATCCTGGAGGAGAACGGTCTGGGGTTTGACACACGGTCCGATATCGTCAGGATCCATGACGACGGGATAATGGTTACAAAGATGCGGTTAAGGGTTTTCAAAAGCGGGTTTTTGACTGACATCGAAAAAGTGACGGCCGCGATGAAGGAAAAAAATAAGGAAGAGACCAAAGACGAAGGCCGCACTGATCCGGGTAGTGATGATGAAAAAGGTCCGGCAGATGAAAAGGGCTCGGATGCAACAAACAAGGAGGAGAGCCAGGACGAACCCGGAGAAGATGAACCGGGAGCGAGCGCGGATGAGAAAGAAGGAGGGGGTCTTTTTAAAAAGGTAAAAGATTTTGTGACCTAACCTTAAGTGACACGAGCCATTAAATGAAAACATGGATCGATCGAAAAGACGAGATGGACACAAGCGGCGGGCGGCTCCGAGGGCCGCCGGAGCCGAGGCGTCCGATAAGGAGGGTGGAGAAGATGTTCAGTGTCTCTGAAGTGGCGGATCTTTTGTCTGTTACAAGACAGACGGTATTCAAGTGGTTGTCCCTGGATGAACCAGAGGAGGCAGTTATCCCGCCGCAGGCGTGGGTTCGGCTGCCAAATGGGCATATAAGAATTAGGGAATGGATTGTATTGGAATTGCAGGC